TGAGCATGAAAGTAATTCTGCTGTCTATGTTCCGGGAGACGGTACCCTGATATATAATTCAGACGAATCGATTGAACAAGAGTCACAAGATCAGTGTGAAATTGATTTTTCTGGTGATCTAAAGGTTGATATTGAAAAACCTATATCAGTCGAAAAAGACCAGCCTAAAGATTTAACCCAGCCACCGTTCAAAAAAACATCAAGTAAAAAATCAGCGGATTTGTTATGGCCGAAAAAAACAGAAAACAAATGGCTTAATCCGGATTCAACATGGGGTATTTAAAAGTATGAAACATATCAATAGCATATTAACACAGTATGTAGGTCGGAGAGACGAAGCACTAGCTGATTTACAGGTATATATAGAAAACCCGGTTGGGATTGGCGAGCATGGAGATATTGGAGATATTATTAGGAGTAAACTTGAGGATGTTGATCGTTACGACTCTATGATTGATACTATGAAGAGGTATTTTTCTCCTCCGGAACAGCAACCAGAAGCAGATACCAGTGATTAATACTTTAGATATTTCCGAGGATTTTTACTCTATACAAGGTGAAGGAGTAACCTCTGGAATACCTTCATATTTCATAAGATTAAAATCATGCAACCTAATGTGCGGTGGACCTAATGGGTCTTTAATGAAGACTGGGAAGGCAACATGGTGGTGTGATACAGAATATGTCTGGAGACAGGGTATTGAAAAAGAATTTGATTATCTGATTGATAAATGGGAAGATGAAAATATACTAGATTGGATATTAGATGGAAGAGTACATCTCATATGGACTGGTGGTGAACCAACTATACCTCGACATCAAAAAGCTATTGTATCGTTCTTGACACATCTAGATAAGTTATATGATAGACTTCAGAACCCTATTCATGTATATAACGAGATAGAGACAAATGGTACAATAGTTATTAACAATGATTTATTTGATAAGCTTGATCAAATAAATTGCTCTGTTAAGCTACAAAATAGCGGCATGCCGAAGAACAGGCGGATAAATCCAGAAGCTCTAGAACGGATTATTGAGCATAAGAAGCATTACTTTAAGTTTGTCATTAGTGAAGAACGTGATATGGAGGAAATTGTAAGTGATTTCGTAATACCTTTTGATATTAATCCTAAACGTATACTAATGATGCCTGGATTAGACCGGCAAGAGAACTACCATGAACGTACGAAGTTTTGCATGGAAATGGCGAAGAAGTATGGTTATGTAGGGCTTACACGGTTGCACGTTAGCGCATGGGACCAAACGACAGGAGTTTAAATATGAGAATTGCAGTATCAGGAACAGCTAATCAAGGAAAGACAACTCTTATTAAAGATTTTATTGATGTATGGAAACCATACTCTACACCTGAAGAAACATATAGGTCGAAACTCAAGAAAGGTAAACATAGCAAGCAAACAACATCTGACACACAGTGGGATATCTTAAATTTTATGCTAGATGGTTTACAAGAATATAGATCTAATCATAACATTATTTTTGATAGATGTCCTTTAGATAATATCGTTTACAGTCTATGGGCTCACGAAAAAGGTGCAGATGGCTTTGATAAAGAATTTATAGATAAATGTATCCCTATAATCCGTGAATCGATGAAGTTTCTTGATATTATATTCTTCATACCTATCACTAGTGCGGCTCCTGTAAAAATTGAAGACGATGGAGTACGAGAGATTGATCATGAGTACATTATTGAGATTGATAATCTATTTAAAGCTATGTATCAACAATGGCTAGATCCTAATTCACCGTTTTTCCCGGTTGATGATAAACCGGCAATTATTGAAATATTTGGAACAAGAGAGCAACGGATTCATATGATGAAGTTATACATAGATCCAGATACAGGTAAGGCTATTGATGAAGAAGGTATACTAGATGTCAATGAAATGGAAAGAGTTGAACAGCAGTTCCGGAATCTTGATGACGGTTATACCGATATGGGTGATGTAAAAAATCTTATCGTTTGACATAAATACTAATATGAGTAGTTATAATGATGAAATTGATACGCTTTTAGAAAGATATGGTATGTTAAGGACCATCACTAAAGAACGCTTCCCTCGGAAATTAGATTTAAGTAATGAATTTGTAGTTGCGTTTCGCGAAGAGTTTAAAAAGCATACTGCTCCTACAATTACAGAAGACGAAGATGGTGTTCAAACCGAGTCACCCGGTCGTAATAAAAATACTGTCCTTAGAGAAATGCAAAAAGCACTTAAGTTTCTCTCTAAAGGTTTGTAATACCATTATATGGTAAAGGTCTTTACGTTTGTAAAGAATGAACAGCAGATCATTAACGATTGGCTGTTATACCACTCGTATATATTCGGACATGATAATATATATGTTATTGATAATATGTCTACAGACAATACACATGATATATTAAGAAAATGGAAGAATACTGGTGTTCATCTACTATGTACATCAAAACAATTTAAATATAAAAAGGATGTTCTTACATCTTTAATTAAACGCAGTTGTGACAATTGCTTTACAATACCTCTAGATTGTGATGAATTTATCGTATTGCATAATAATGAAATCAGTACTGAAAAAGAGGATATTATATCATATATAGATAGATTGCCGATCGGTAGTTATCGATATAAATTCAATCAATATGAATCTATACCAATGAAAACAGGTGATCCGTTAATACCAGAAATAACTCAATTCAATGAAGTAGATATGAATGATATCAGCAAGCAACAACTCGCGAAGACTTTTTATCATAGTAATTGGTTTATCAGTACCGATCAAGGAAATCACCACGGTACTGTCTCTGGAGAGGGCAAGATTCTCAGAACCCAGTTAGCATTATTACATTATAATATCAGATCATATAATCACTTTGTTGAAAAGACAAAACGGGGAGCTGCATCATACGGGCATGACAAATCTCCAATATTAAAACACAACTTAGGTAAACATTATCATAGACGATATTGGGCTATACAAAACGGACAGGGTGAAGAGCAACTACTAAAAGAATTTAACTTTGAAACAACACATACAATATATCAATTATCAGACAAGCTAACACAATTATCTAATGATAACAGTTATAACCAGAACATTAAATAGAAAAAATCTATATAGAAGATGTCATGACAGTGTGCTTAGACAACCTGTTAAATGCAATCATGTTGTCATATGCGAGGATGAGAATGACTTATCGTATATTAATGAATCTGAAACTGAAAATATTCATATTGTCGATAGACAATCTATTGAAGAGTCATATACAGATCCTGCTCCGGAAAGTGCAGTACCTAAAATCAAAGCTATTCATAATCTATTCTTCAATGATATATACCATACGGTTTCTGATCCGTGGGTATATCATTTGGATGATGATAACTATCTTGTTGATGACGCTTTTACAGGTATTATACCCCATTTAACTGATGATATTGATCTTGCTATAGTACGTATTAACCACTTTTTAGGTGTATTACCAACTGTCACGGACTGTAAAACCCGTAACGTTCGATTATGTGGTATTGACACTGGTTGCATTATAGCTAGGACTAGTCTAATGAAAACTGTTTTATGGGATGGTTGGAAGTGTAGTGACTACCGTGTCATTAAAAAGTGTTGTGAACTGTCTCAAAAGACTATATGGGTTAATAAAATTGTAATGAATATGGAGAAATCTGGTGGTTCGGATAGAGCGGTCTAGGTGTTGATTTTACAGATATATACACTATAATTAATGTATGATTATTGACGTTGACCAATACGACGGATCACTGATCCACTCAAGATTTGCATATAAACACTTTCGAGATCGGACACTACCTATCGGGAATATTCTAGCTTTTAGAGCTCCTATGAATGTTGAAACTGATGGTATGATTGATGAAGAAGATGTATTAAACGGAGAGTTTATCTATAGTGATGACGCGATTAATTTTTGCTGGGAGATTCCTAATATGGATAGTTTCGGAGCTGTGGCATATCAACGTCTTCTTAACACCCAGATTGCTCATATCTTAAGCTCGAAATATCTTAAAGCGCCAATTGAAGTTGATGGTGATGATTTAATTGTTCATAAAGAACATACGCAAGGTGGTATTGTACAATCTAAAGGTAAGTGTAGCGTTAGTATTACATGTACTAAAGATGGCGCCGCTCTAGGACATACAGGTATTAATATTTCTGCCGGTACTAAAGCTCCCGGGCATGCATTTAGTACTCTATTAAATGATGAACAAGTTGAAGAATTTATGAAAGATATTATCGATTTATTTTATAGAATTAATGATAATATTTTTATCGCGACTACTAAGATCATTAACAAGTAGATGTTTAATATCTTAAACGATATACTATTTGATAAGCGTGGTAATAAGCTGTCAAATATAGATGATGAACAAGATTATAATATGTTCATGATTAATAGATGGATTAGTATGTATTCACCGGAAGCATGTCATATTATTAACTCAACTACTAACTGGTTGCAACCTGTATTTGAGACAAAGCAACAACATTACAAGTTTCTATCATCGATATTTCCTCGATATAGAAGAAAATTTATACAGTATGTTAAGAAACATAAACATGAATCAGATAACGAGGAAGAAGAATGTATAAACTTAATGACTAAGAACCTGGAACTTTCCAAACGCGAGGTTAAGTATTTGTTAGAGCAACAAAAACATTATGAGCGCTAGTATTGACCAACTTACACCAACAGAAAGCCTAATCGATCTAACTCGTTACACAGGCGACGAGTTTGCTTTAACTGATCATATGATTACATCATTATTTGATGATTTGTTATTAGCAAAATATATCGACGTATCCACAGACGGGAACGCTATTAAACGCGGAGACATATGGATACCCTTAAACACAGCACCTCGTGCATGGCGCATTGGAGAAGTATTGATCGCCGGATCAGGTTGTACTAATGTTCAAGTTGGAGACCATGTTGTGTTCCCGGGAGATAACGGACTACCGGTTGCTAATATACAATATAAAGTATTTGATACAGATGATATCGATGTTGTACAATATGGTGTTTTCTTAAACGAAGAACGACTGTTCGGTGTGTGCTCACCCATCATAGATGAAAGTAGCACTACCAACACTGAAAATACTTCTTGAGCAAAACGTCTTAGAAATAAAATTTACCCGGCGGAGACCAAAACCCGGGTCACCTAGGCATAGGCGAATGCTATGTACGAATAGCGCACGCATATTGAAAAGCGAGCCGGGCCGCGAGACGCTTCACTATAGACCTACGTTTAAAGGACCTAGGTTTAACCCAGCAACAAAAAACCTTATAATTGCATGGGATATTTTTAAACAAGATTATCGGATGATAAATTGTGATGATGTCATGGTAATATCGCAAGTACCTGACGATGAGGAATTCTGGACGTATTTTACTGAAGTCCTATATAAAATGTCTCCAGGCCAAAAGGAAACATTCTTTGATATTTAAATGAGAAATAATATAGAAAAATATCTAACTGAATTATTACAATGTAATATTAGTTTTGTTACCGAACGCAAAACCCTTAAACAAGGTAAACTAATAATATATACTATTAAAGATTATATAATCAGTTTTACTATCAACACACCTAAAAATCAAGTTAAGATATATGACGTATATTACCCATATAGTATATACTATGATGATAGTAAGCGCTTAACATTTGATTATAGTATCGAAACGCTAGCTAACGGTCAAGAACAATTAGCTGAAGATATTATCAATCGTGCAGAAAAAACTCACAAACTATTCAATAAGAAGTTATTGATCCTGATTGACTAGCTTAGTTATTTTCCAGGTAACTTTGTCGTTGTTACACAATGCACCTATCTTCTAACCGATAGATACATTGTACATAATTACTTTCCAGTTTAACTAGCGTATTATACAGGGTGTCACTCTTTCGAGATCTTAACTTTATGGAGAATCCTGACCTATAAACTCCGGACTTATGCCCGTTAAGATATGCCACGTTAGTGCAGTTCGGTGCTATGCGAGTATTACTTCGCCGTTTTTAGCTCTACCACCCAGTAGATGTGTTTAATTTAGCTTGGTCCATTCCAGCAGTTCTCTCTGCCGAGTTAATTCCTACCTCTTGAGCTAACCACTACTCACATTCGTACACGGAGATGCCGGTAGGTAGTATTATAGCGTTTTTTCACGCTTTTGTACCATATAACAATTATACGTATTTTATATAAAATGCAACTGATATACAATAAATAATTGTATCATGGCAGTAAAAATTGGAACAACCACCGCCACCACCGGCGATACAACAATACCTTTAACCTTCACCAGTGATGAGGAAACCCAGGCACTCGGGACACAAATCACTACCGGTCCAGCCGGCGATACGTCGGCAAATTCATATGGAGTCGGTAATGCAGTTAAAGGCATGGAAATTGTGGTGACTGATGCCGACGACGTCGCGAATACCGATACAGTACTTACTGTTACAGAAGTCCTCGTCTCCGCGGGAAACGTCACCGGGCTTGAGGTCACCCCGGCACTAGACGCGGACGCGACCGATGCCAATGTACTCAAATTATATGTCGGTGTCCAAGGGACTCAAGAAGCTCATACACGTAAGCGACTTTTAGGTTATATCTAATCTATATATCTAAGTCAATTCAATTGAATTGACCGTCACACTAGAAACATAAATATTAGTGTGAAGAAGAGTCCCTTTTATTTTGAAATTAAGGATGTATTAATTCAATTTATATCTGCGTTCGATGATATTGTTATATCTAGATATAATAAAGACCGAGCTGAACAGAGTCAAATAAAAGTTAGATATGTATATTCACCTAAGCAAAGAGTGGTACATGACATTGTTAATAAAGCTAGACATATAACATTACCCGTTGTTGCTGTTAATATTAGCAATATTACGTATGATAAAACAAGAGTATTCAATAAGATAGTAGGTACATATCATCAAAGAGTTGATACATTTCAAAACCATGAGATGAGAACTACTACTGATCATTTACCTATGCCCGTCCCAGTTGATATTGAAATTGATATGTCAATACTAACCAGGTATCAAACTGATATGGATCAAATATTAAGCAATTTTGTACCATATAATAACCCGTATATAGTTATTTCATGGAAGGTACCGGAAGAATTAGTACAGAAAGATCAAGAGATAAGATCTGAGGTCGAATGGAATGGTAATCTTAACGTTGAATATCCAACAGATATAACTTCATCTGAACCTTATAGAGTATCTGCATCTACAAGCTTTACTCTCCATTCATGGCTTTTTAAAGATAAACAAGATCCTATAGGTAATATATTTACTGTTAACAGTTTCTTTACACCTATGTCAGGCATTGAAGGTCTATCATGAGCGCTGATCCGGAATTATATTGCCCTGGGTTTGACGATATTATTGTCACATCAGATGACCAAAGTCATGATCATATAACAGGTAGATATAAAGTCGTACATAAGTCGACTATTGGCGTAAAGTATGAACATATCGAAAAAGATGTAAAAATTACTTTTAGTACAAAAATTAACAATATATTTAACGGTCATTGGAGATGGTCGAAAAATTCTAGACCATATACACTTTATTACGCGAACCCGTCTACTGATAATTGCATCCCGGGTGATTCATGGAAAAATATTGATGAGATGGAATTCACCGGACAGGTTGCACCGTCTACTACAACACCTCAACAAGCTAGTGAATCTACTAGTAGTACATCGGAAGAAACCAACTCCACTGTATATCAACAATGGAGTCTAGCCGGTACAGTTCAACAGGAATGTGATATCTACAATGTATATAAGAAGTGCGTTATACACATTCAAGAAGAAGAAACGTTTGTATATTATGTTGATGTACCTCCTGGTATTATCCGGAATGAATTAACTGAAAAGATATGGGTCAAAGCGAAACCGACTATAACATATGCAAACCCGGTTAGTATACCTGTTAATACTCCTAGAACTGTTACTATATACGGTCTTAGTTTAAACTATACTGATATGATTTACTTAAGTGCTGGAGACAATATTATAGAATCTGGAACCGAAGTAGTAGATATATTCTCGTCTATACCATCTCTCAGCGCGGACTTCCCGGGCTTTACAGGACTACCATTAACATATAATATTGAAAGTGAAAATATTGTTAAGGTAGATATACCCTCTATAGTAAATCAAGGCACTGCCGATATAATAATATTAAATACAGCTGGTTATGGTAAATTGACACCTACTTACACTACTAGTGAATGGACTGAGTATAACTTACAAAATAAAGTAATTGTAATTGAATAACTGTGTAGACAGTGTAAATAATATATATGGCCGGGGAACAAAAAGCATCTAGAGAAAGTACTTTTGGTCGCTCATTAATGAAGTATATTGGAAGCAAGCTTCCGTATTCTAACATTGATGTTATGGATAATATAAGCGATCTTAATCCAAAGTATAAGCTATTCTATAAAACTGGTAGTGATCGCGATGAAGCTCTAACGAGACATTCAGTATCGCGGTTTACTGAAGATGATCACCCGGCCGGTATTCTCAGCGTTGACAAAAACTATCATCAATTCATGTATGCTAACGTTGACCATGACAAAGGTAAGCGATTACGTGATTACAGAATTATGTCATTATATGCTGAAGTTGGAGATGCTTTAGATGAGATATGTGATGACTTTATTGTACCAGACGAGAATGGTGAGGTTATTAATCTAGAATTACATAATAAGGATTTTTCAGAAGTACAAAAATCTGAACTCGAGAAAGAATTCCGTAGATTTATCAGTTATTATGATCTCGAAAATAAAGGATGGGAATATCTACGATCACTTCTGGTCGATGGTGAAGTATACTTTGAACATATTATTCACGAGGAGCATATAGATAAAGGTATATTAGGTACAGTCAGTGTACCTACAGAACTATTAGACCCGGTATATGACAATATACAAAATATGTTAATTAGAGGTTATCTTTTACGAAGACCTATTATTAACCCAAAAACCGGTACAACCGAAAAGGTTGAATATATACCATTCGATAAGAACCAAATCACATATATTAATAGTGGTATATGGAATGAAGACAAAACCTTGAGATTACCGTTTATCGAAAACGCTAGACGGTCTTACAGACAGTTGTCATTAATTGAAGATGCAATTGTAGTTTATCGCTTAGTAAGAGCTCCCGAGAGGTTAGTATTTAATGTCGATGTTGGAAATATGTCACCACCAAAAGCCGAAGCATATCTTAAGAAGCTTATGCATTCATATTGGTCTAGGAAAACATACGATAATGCTCAGGGTAGCACTATTAATGCATTCGACCCACAAAGCATGTTAGATGCATTTTGGTTTGCTAAAAGAGCCGGGAGTGAAGGTACTCAAGTAGATCAACTACAAGGCGGAGCAAATTTAGGAGAGCTTACAGATTTAATGTACTTCGTCAAGAAGTTGTATAAGTCTCTGAGAGTACCTGCTAATAGATTAGAGCCTGAGTCACAGTTTCAAGATGATACTCAAGTACTTCGCGAAGAATTAAAATTTGCTAAATTTATTATTCGATTACAGCATCAATTTTCACTAGGATTAAAAGAAGCATTTATATCACAATTAAAGCTTAAAAAACTATGGAAATCATACGGTCTTAATGAAAACGATGTTGAACTTACATTTAATCCACCGTCTTCATTTCACACGCTTAGGGAACAGCAAATATTCGATGTTAAGCAAAGCAATTATAATAACATGGCTACTGGTGAATATGTATCTAATACATTTGCACAAAAGAAATACCTGGGTTGGAAGGATGTTGAAGTTAAACAAAATAGGGAATGGCTAAGACGGGATATGGAACTGATGTTCGAATTAACCCAAATCCAAACACTAGGTCCTAACTGGGAAGAAGTATTAGAACAACAAGCAGCAGGTCAAGAAGCAGCTGAAGGAATGGGTGGTATGGGCGGCATGGGAACTGGTTTACCACCGGGTGAAGGTCCTCCTCCGGAGTTCGGTGAACCTCCGGGAACCTCAGGGAGCCCTGCTGAGCCTATAGATGTCGGAGCCGGCGAAGATAACACAGCATTGCCAGTAAGTTAAAAACAAAAACTTCCACCGGTTTGCATAAATAACTATAGAGTTGTTATGGCGGACTACGCACAGAAAAAGTTTGAAGTTATGGGGGACTTGGTCCTCTCAGGTTCATCTATTAAGGATGTATTTGAGACAAAAATAACCCCGCCACCTATTAGAAAAATAATAACTGAGACTGGTACATTAACAGGTGCGGAAGTTACACTTGATCATGAAAAACAAACACTAACTCTAGACGGTGCTGATCTGTCCATTTCACACGGTAATACGGTCGATTTAACTGAGATCATTCCAGAAATTGATATTCAAACAATATCTCTCTCCGGAGCGCTCTTAACCATAGACCGTGGGAACACCGTTGATTTAACAAATATTATACCGGAAGTTGACGTTCAAACACTAGCTTTAGATGGATCGACATTATCAATTGACAGAGGGAATAGTGTAGACCTAGGTTCAATGAGTCAAACGCTATCAGTTTCCGGGACTGAAGTTTCAATATCAGATGGTAATACTGTAGATCTAGGGTTTTTAGCTGAAGAACTCGATAACCAAACTTTGAGCCTATCCGGCAATGTTTTAACTATATCAAATGGTA